CATCAGAGTTATAGACAAACATTTGAACCCAGTTAGAACCATCATAAAGCCTACCTGTATTGGAAGTAGCATTGAAATACATATCCCCACTAGAAGCAGCAGAGCCTTTAGAAGTAACAAAAGCAGCATCATCAACAAAGGTAGCTAATTGAGTAGTTGTAGTAGTTCCTTGAGTAGGAGCAGTTTCACTTGTGAAACCATCAGCAAAGTTTAATAATCTCATGTTATCTAATTCCTTTTGAGTTTTCTGTTTTTTCCCACACTTCAATATCCAGAGCAGAATCAAAGTCTGTACTGGCAGGATAGCCTGCAGGATATTTCTTATTCTCATACTCTTTACAAACTCCTATGTAACTGCTCTCACTAAACGAGTATCCTGAAACACCTTCAATATAGATTCTGTAAGTTGTGTCTTTTCTTAGGTAAGCATCTACATCAAATTTAATGTGACCATGCCAATAAGCACCTGTTCCAATACTTGCTATTGATACTGCTTCACTAGTCGCTATTGTAGCTCCTGTAGTGTCTGCTATACGTACCTGTAAACTTCCTGATGGATTTGCATATCTAATGATATGTGGTCTTAGAGCTTCAATATTGGTGTTCTTAGAAGGCTTTAATTCTTGATAAGTAGGAGTAGCATCTAACCCTAATTCATGAACAATAAGAGTCATTACAAAATCTCCTTAATCTTAAACTTGGTATTGTATAGGTCATAATTTACATGACTAAACTTGAGCTTCTTATTTAGCTTTCCATAGACATAAACTTGGTCTTTATTATGGATAGTCCCAGTCTCATCTAAGACTACAAAGACAGGATTCTTAGTTCCGTTTTGTAAGAATAGAGAATCAAAAATAGCAAAGTCAGTGACATCAAAATACTTATAGTCAAATTCCATAGTGGTAACTATCGGGTACTCATCTACGTATTCATTTCCAAAGTCAGTAGTTTGAGTTTTAGACTGGTCTTCATAAGTGAAAGAGTAACCATTTTCTGGACAATCTACAGATATGGACTTTCCTAATACTATGCTTCCTAGGTTTACATACAGATTAGCATTTGCTGGGTCTGTTATGCTCACTCTCCAGTATCTATAAGACTGGTCTGTAGAGAAGTAATGACTAGCTATTGAGTAAGTGTCATTGACTGTTAATGTTTCATCTACAGCAGGACTACTCCAGCTATCTGTAGCATTAGCTTGAATCTTTATGACAGCAGAACTTGAAAGTCTTATTCCATCTTCTTTAGCCCATAAAAGAGCAATAGAATTAATCTCTTCAGTTGTTTGAAGGTCAAAGGTGACATTCTCTTCTGTATGGATAGCTATAGTTGAACCTGTATAAGTTAAAGCACCAGTTTTATCAGAGTCAGTAAAGCCACATACAAGCTTAAGAGTATCCTCAGCTTCATTAGTTCCTGTATTGATAAGTAAGTCTAAGTAAGCTCCATCAGAAGCAATAGTCCATAAACCAGTATTCTCAGAGTAAGTAACTGTGTAAGTATCTCCACCTTCAGCATCTAACTGAGTCTTAATTTCTGTAGATAATGTAGTAGTTGTATACGTGGCTACTGTTAGAGTAGCAGTGAGTTCAGAACCTCCACCAGACTCTTTAAAATCAATCTTGTTGTTACTACTAGTGATGACAAAAGAGCCGTTAGAGCGCCACTGCTTGCTCCTAAATTGATGCTTTATATTGCTTACAGGAAAGGTTACTTTAGATGAAGATGCTTCTACGTCTGTAGCTGATAGTTGTGAATAATTATATGAAATAAGTCTCATTAAGCTAGTCTCCTTCCACGTGACACTTGGTCTCTAACAGCATTGAAGACTTCAGAACCGTCTATCTCCACAGTTGTGTTTCTTTGAGCAGATACAACGTCTATAAGTTGGATAAGTAGACCTTCTGTATTAGCTCCACCTATTCCACCATTAGCTATGCTGTAGAGATTTGATTGTTGAGATTTAGTGAGCATCATTTCCCCACCGTTGGCTCTTATGATGTTTGTATCTCCAGTTAGACTAGAACTATTAACAATTCCTCCATGTTCATATCTAGGAGGCTGAGAACTTGCTATATTTGCAATGTTTATTGCAGAAGCAGCACCAACTAAACCAGCTAAGACAAAGTTAAATGGAGGTGGAGCAGAAGCTAGAGCTTTCTGAGTTGCAGCTATTCCATCAATTGTGGCATTAGCTACTGAAGCAGCCTTACCAATAAAGAATAGCTCTTTATTATTTGAACTAGTCAGAGTAGAAATTGTATTAAGTGAGCCTCTAAGATTAGCTTGTTTTTCTTTCTGAGAAGATTTCTCATAACCTACACTAGCATCAGTCCATTGCTTGGCTGTTCCAAAGTTAGTAGTCCAGAAGTTAGTATTATCTTGAGTCTTTTTAGTGTCTCTTGCTTTATCCTTAGTATGTTCTTTATCTAACTCTTTACCAATTTCCTTATTAGACTTTTTTACTATCTTTTTAGCTTGGTCTAAACGCTTTTGGATATTTGCAATATGTTCTTCAGAAACCACATTGTTATTGAAAGCATCTCCAATGTCTTTAAAATCACCAATAAGAGATTCAGACATATCTTGATTGGCTGTAGCTACGTCCATTAGAAATTGGTCAGAAGCCTCTTTGTTTTCTTCTAAACTTTCTTTCCAACCTTCAGGAATTAAGAAGTCAGGCATAATGTCAGCTACATAAGATACAAAGTTATCTAACCAGTTACCAACTTGAGCACCTGCTGTAATGATTGTATAAAAACCATTGGCAATAGACTTAGTAACAATTGTAAAAGCATTCCAGAGAATCCTACCTCCAGAAACAAGACTATTAATATTCTGTAGAAGAGAGCCCATAGCATCAATTGCTATAAGGACTCCATCCTGAATCCATCTCTGAATAATTTTAACATCAAAGGCCTGAACTGAAGAAATAGCCATAGAAGCTAATCCCTTAACCATAGGAAGAAGGGCTTTCCCCACTTCAGCAGAGAACAGAGTCCAGTTATCACCTAGAGTAGACATTACCCCACTGAAAGTTTTAGACTTAGCAATCATTCCTTCAAAAGCAAATCCACCCTTATCAGATAAAGAGTTAAAGGCTTGTTCAAATGTTTTAAAATCAATCTGACCTTTAGAAACCATGTCTCTAATTGCAGCAGAAGGTTTACCAGTAGCTTCAGCAAGAGCATCCAGGATAGGTATTCCACGTTCCTGTAATTGCAATAGTCTCTCACCAGTCAATTTACCAGCAGCAGATACCTGACCAAAGATAAGACCTAACTCACCTAAACCAGTTCCTGATGCAGCTGCAACATCACCAATTCTTTTTAGTTTTGGCTGAATCTCATCGACTTGAAACCCAAAAGAAAGTAACTGACTTGATACTTTAGCTAATCCTTCTAATTGAAAAGGAGTTGATGCAGCAAAGGAGGTTAAATCCTTCATTATCTTCTTAGCTTGTCCAGCAGAACCAGTAAGGGTCTTGAACTGAACTTCTAAGTCTTCCATTTTAGAAGCTGCTTCAATAGAACTCTTTCCAAAGTCTACAACTGCTCCAGCTAGATTCTTCAATCCAGTAAAAGCAGCAGTAACAGCAGTAGCTCCTAAGTTACCTATGAAGCTATTAAAAGCTCCACTAGCATTACCAAATCCTTTAGTAGCGTTCTTACTAAAGTTCTCAGTCTGCTTAGTAGCATCACGTAAAGCACTATTAAACGCTCTAACATTTAGCTCCATATCAACTTGTACTGTGCTCATCATTTACCTTTTTGGTTTTTCTTGTTTAAGTTTCTCTTCCTCCTTGAGTTGGGAGAGAAGATTGAATATCTCAATGAGCTTATTAGGCTGTTCAGAGAGTGAACCAGGAAAGTAAAGTATTCCCTGTTCATATTTAGAATGAATGTCTAGGAGATGATTTAAAGAACTGTCTAGATGGTTACAGTAGCAGTTATAAAACTCTATTCCATTTGAGACTTGAACTACTCTCTTGGAAATCTTGTTACAACTATTCCTATTTCTAAAAGAATTTACTGCTTGTTCTGAATTAGCTCTTTTCTTAAGCTTTCTAACCTGCTCTTCACAGTTGAACTGCTTAGGGTTTAAATAATAGTTCCACGTGGCTATGATTCTAACGTACTCAAGGTCTGTAATGCTGGATATGTTCCAGATTTCTTCAATAACTTTGCTCCAAAATATTGGTAAGGAATAACTTACTTCTTCTTTGGAGCTTTGGTTTTTGGGACAGCTTTTACTCCATCAGGGAGAACACTAGGAACTCCACCAACAAAGCTAGAACAAACGCTAATCATCTTAGCAGATTGCTCAATATTCAAAAGCATCTCAATACAATCTTTAGTCACTACCCCACTGTCAAATTCTAACTCAAACTCATTACCATCAGAGTCTTCAATCCCTTTAATTTCTTTAAGTGCATATTGAAGGACTTTAGTAGTTCCTTCCATAGCTTTCTTAATGTCTTTTTGACCAGCAATCATAAGCTCTGAGAGTTCAATCTTTTGGTCCATAGATAAAGGTGAAATCTTGAAAGTAATATCATCAAGCTTGTAAGTTAATCTGTCAGTGGTTTTATAAATCTTTGCCACAATGTTCTCCTTAGTTATTAATTAAATAGTTGTAATATAAAGCTCTTCTTCTGAACCACCTACGCCACGGGTTGCTTGGAAGGTGATGTTATCCTGAAGCATTCCATCTTTATCGCCTTCAGTAAGTTCACTAATCATGCAATTAGGCATATAGAAAGCCACTACATCTTGAATCTCTCCATCTGTTCCAGTTGGAATAGCCATGAAACCAAAGATAGAAAATTGAGTATCATTTTCAAAGTTAGAGTAATTAGAAATGTCATCACTTTGCATGTATGGATTAAATGAACCAGATACTGTTCTTTGAGTAAGTCTTGAACTAGTCTTACCATCAGCACTACAAGTAGAAGTCTTGAAAGCTATTGCATTCTCTAAAGAAAGAGTGAAGTCATTGATAGGAGTTTGTACTCCATCTTGATAAACACAAGCTGATAGAACAATAGGTGGAAGAGCAGCATCATAAGCAGGAGTATAAGAAGGAGCAGTTAAGCTTTTGTTATACTTGAGTCCTTGCATTGAGAAAGAGAAGTCAGCTAATTGACCTGTACTGAAGTTATTAAGAGCCATTCCACCAACTCTCATTCCAGCACCATATTCTCTAACAGCATCTTCTATGTATTTAGTCATAGAGATAGTTGGATGACCAGAATTAGCAGTGTAATAGGTATTCCACTTTTCAATAACTACATCAGCAGACATATTCCCATCAGGATGAGCTACAAGAAGAGTAATTGTTGCAGTACCAGTTCCACTAGTCTTTGCTGTAATGGGGCTTACATGGAAAGCTCCAGCTTCTAAAACTAAGATTGAATCCCCCACATTAAAGTCAGCTATATCAGCATCTTCAATTTGAAGAGTGTCATCAGTGTTACCACTAGATTTAGTTGTGACTTGTGAAGTACCTTGTCTTGTTGCACCTAAAGCAGACTCTAAAAGGAGTCCGTATTCAGGAGCACTACCAGCAGTTCCATGAGCCTTAGCTTCTACAGAAATAGAGCCAGTAACTTCTCTCATACCAGTTCTAGGAGCATTCTTTCCTATACTTGAGTTAAGATTATTTCTTTCTAATAGTTCTTTTGAACTTGTTAGTTCAAGACCATCAGCCAATGGAGAAATAAAATCTCCAGCAGCAGCAGGAGCAACGTATGTTCCTTCTGTGCTTTCTTCCTTAATTGCTACCTTCGTAGTATTCTTAATTGAATCACTCATATTTTATTCCTTTTAGAATTGGGTTCTGTACCTTACAGTGAAGGTAAAATTTACGGTTAATTGTTTGCTTTCTTCATTAGTTTCAGGCTCACCACAGGAATATTGATTGATATTCACTACTGCTGAGTTATTTAGTCTTGTTGAGATAAAGGCTGTGTAACAGTCAAAGGCCTTATCTAGTAAGCTAGTTACTGCATTCTGTTCATTGGCTTCACTCATGGAAGCGTTAATGAATCTCTCTGAGAGAATCACTTCAAACTCATGGTCTAGAGTTATAAACCTAGTCTGAGAATCTACTTCTTCAGAGCCCTTAGGGTTAACTCCCCACTTATTAGCCTTACCTTTGTTGTTATTCTTCTCAAAGTTCCTAGAGAAGTTCATTTCAGACCAGTCAGAAGTCCCTAGAGTATTAGTTAGAGAAGTCTTTATAGATGATGTAATGGAAGTTACATTGCTACTCATTATCTCACCACTCTTATGGATTTAACTTCAGGTTGTTCTTCACTTTCATCTTTAATGCCATCATCATCTTTATCTACAGAGAGGAAGGATAGCTTGAAGGCTTTCTCATACTTGTTGTAATAGAACTTAGAGTTCTCTGAGAACTTGTCTTCTATCTCATCAGAGAAATTGAAATATATTTTAGACAGAGCTAGGTAAACAGAAGCTTGTTTAAGCTGTTCAACTTCTAGCATATCCCAGAAGGTTAAGTCTTTATCTTCCCCACTGCTCCAGTTTTGAGTCTTGTTACCTTGGTTTCTTAAAGCTTGTATAATGTCATTTCTAGCAGAAACATGAGCATTAAAGTGGTCAGTCTTACCTGCTAAGTGAGCAGAGTCAGTTATTTCAGGAATCTCTAAGGTTAAGTCTTGGTCGTCAGAAAATAGTCCAGTGATAGCTTGTAGTGTAACTGCATCAAGAGTTGTATCTGTGCTAATCCTGTACCAGTAAAGCTCTGTAGAGTTCACTGTGGTCTTTGCTTCATTGCTTTGGTTTCTGTCCCATTGAATGAATGCGCTTCTCTGGAAGCCTTTAGTGTCATCATGTGAGCCTGTAGCAGTTGTCCAAGAACCATTGTTATATTCAATTGTAAGGTCTGCTGCATTGTCGTTAAAAGCTGTTAGTTGAATGTAAAATGAATTAATTGGTTTGTAATACCCCACATAGAGGTAATCAGAGTCAGTCAGTGTAAACGCTGCTGTATCTCTTGTTGAGTCAGAAGCATCATTACTAATATCAGTAAATGTACTGCTGATATCTGTAAAAACTGTAAGTTTAGTTTTTGTATTAATCATAGCTTCCTCTATAATCTCCCTTGAAAAAAACTACCCCACCAGAAGGAGAAACTGATGGAGCAGAACCCCTCAAGATAGAGGGGCTGTGAGACTAGAAACGTCTCAAGAAGGATTAATGATTACGCTCCAGCGTCATCAAAAAGGATGCAATACTTTCCACCGTTAAGGACTTTTTGTCCGTAGTGAGCACGTAGAGCAACAAATTCTCTAGCTTTCTCTTCATTGCGAGTCATAACTGGAGTAATTTCTTTTTGCATAGCAAATGCCAAAGCATTCTTGTGGTAAGCAACCATAGTGCTAGCAGTTACCTGATTAGAAACAACAATCTTGAAACCGTAAAGTTCAGCGATAACGCCTTTCTCAGTGGCTCCACCCTTACCAAAAGCAGAAGCATCAGATACTTCAGAGAAGGCAAGAATTGCATGTTTAATTGCAGGAGTAACAGCCAAGTAGCGGTCATTTTGTGGACATTTTTGAATATCCAAAAGTTGAGACGCTAAACGAATGTCAGCAATAGTAGGAACAGTGTTAGAAGCCCCACTCATTTGAAGCCAATGGTCAGGAGAACTTGTAGAAGCTCCATCTAACTCAGCATAAATAAGCCCTTCCATATCTTCTACTAGAACACCAGGAGCAGACTGAAAGAAACCTTCTTTTAGGTCCATTGCAGAGTCATCAGCAGTATCGTAGATGTAGTCAGCCACTTCACGCTTGCTAGTTAAAGAAAGAGTGTCTACAGCAGTAGTCATGCCACTAGAAGTAGAGTCTGAACCATCATCAGGAATTGCATTTGCACTCATTCCAGAGATTCTAGGAATAGCAATGGATTTTTTACCAGGGCCAACCTTAGAAGTTAAGTTAAGGACAGTGTTTACTAGAACAGGTCCATCGGATAATTGTTTTTGAACATCTTGAGTAGCGATGTCAGCTAGGGATACGGATGCGACCCCACTTTGATTTAAAGCCATTATTTACCTCATTGGTTAATTAGTTTTTGGTTAGTAGTTGTCTACGAAGTTCGTCTCTTTCTTCATCAGACATATCTTTTAATTCTCTTGGCTGAATGCCATTAGGAGCTTGGTTAGGTAGAGATTGAGCTTGGCTAGATTTAACTAACTCTGTGTACTCTTTCTTGATTCTTGCTACTTCAGTTTCTACAGAGTCATGGTCAACTGACCCATCTTCTCTTACTGAAATTGCATCTCTATTAATAAACTTTGTATATTCAGGCTTTTTAAATCCACCTAGAGCTTGAACCACTGCATTGACTTTATGACCATCAATGAACTTGCTTCTTTCACTTTCACGTTCTGTTTGAACGGTTTTAAGCTTCTCTTCAGCTTTCTTATAAAGAGCTTCATACTGTTTATTTTCCAAGAGTTGAGCATTCTTCTCTGCTTCTCTATCTGCTTCAATTTGTGCTAGACGTTCTTTTAGACCTTTGTTCTCAGACTTGTATTTAAGCATGTCTGTTTTAGTAACTTCATAGACACCTTTGGGGATGCTTTCTTCTTCTACTTGTTGAACTACTTCTTCAATAACTTCTGGCTGGTTATTATCATCTGACATAACTACTCCTTGTGTAGGAACTCCTACGGTTTAAGCTCAACCTAGAGCTTATTTAGATTGTTTTTGGGATGTATTAGCTGTACTCAGCTTCTACTTAAGTTTCTTTTTGATTTCTGCTTGTAGCTTTTTGACTAAGCCTTTGTATTGTGGACCTGAAATGTTCAGGAATGTTCTTCCCTTTTCTTCATTCCACTTAGCCTTATCTCTGCTTAATTGTGTTTTAAGTTTTAATTCTAATTTGTTTAGCTTGGTCCTGACATATAGGTCATCTACCATCTCACCTGTTTCTGTGAGGTTAGACTTAGCAGGAGTTGTCTCCCCACTTAAAGCACCTTGTTTCTTCTTTCTTTTTCGAGACTTCTTAGTGCTGTCAGCTAGTGCTTTAAACTTAGCTTGTTTACCTAAAGAATCCTCTACTCCATACCCTAGTCTTGTACGTGTCTTAACGTCTTTAATGATTTCATTACCTAGGTCATTGAGGTAAGATTTAGAAGTTATATGGTCTACAGCCTCTTCTAGTTTCTTTTGTAGGTGTTTAGAAAGGTCATCAAGTTTAATCTTCATTACCAATTCCTAATCTACTCAATATTCTAGTAGCTACTGTTCTAGAGACTTCGTCATTCTCATCTACTTTAGTGAGATTAATTTGTTCTACTAGTAGGTTCAGACTCTTATCTGTAATGCCTACAAACTCTCTAGATGGACCATTATCAGAAGCAGCAGCCCAGTCTGCTTTGTCATTAGCATCAGTTCCTGACTCATACCCCACAGTGATATAGCCACTTCCATGGTCTAATAAGGATAGGTTCAATAACATATCCCCACTGAGTTTGAGATTAACTGTACTCTTAGACTTACCTGATATTTTGAAGTCCTTAGAAGAAGCATAAGACTTAGCATAAGGTGTAAAACTCTTGTTGTTCTTATCTAGTCCAGTACTTGTTCTCTCCAGGATATGGTCTATTACCAGTTCTCCTAGTTGGACTCTATCTGCTTCATTGAGACTAGTTGGAATAGATAGCTTTACCTTTTGTTGTGGTTCAGCCACTGTCTACTCCTTATCTAGTTGGGTCTTTCTGGATTTGATTTACTCTTCTAATGAACTCATTTCTAAGCTTAATAGATGCATTCATATCTTTATCTTTAAGCATATCTGAACGTCTATCCCATGCTTCTAGAGTCTTAATCTCTTCATATCTAGCTTTAGGGTACTTCTCTTGCATGACTCTACGTCTTTCTTGAATCTCTGCTTTAAGAGCATCACGCCTAGGCTGACCAGCTTCATACTTAACTAACCGTTCCTGAAATGCTTCTTCAGATGTTTGAGGTTTAGTTACCTTAGCTTCTAAAGACTTAATCTTCTCTTCCATTAGCTCTACTTCAAAGTTACGTTCAGCTTTCTTAGTTACTTTCTTCTTTACTTCACTCATTATACTTCTCCTTGCTAGTTATTATTTCTTGTATGTATTCGGTTACTTCATCATTAGTTAAGGGACGCTTCCTAAGCATTCCACCTTCCTGATAGTGAAGTCCTTTCTTCAATCTCTTCCAATGGTACTGGTCATCAAAGGCTTTCAATGACAGGTCACATAGGGCTTTAAACTGGGTCTTTTTCATTGGTTTCTAACTCACTTACTAGGTTGTCTACTTCATCTTCAGATAGGTCAGGATTAAGCTTCTGTAAGGCTCTCTTCTTAGTGATGAGTCCTGCTTCTAATTGAAACTTAAGGTTCTCTCTTTGCTCTGTAGGGTCTGGTAACATCTTGATGGTTGGGAAAGAGATACTCACTTCAAATGGATTCTCTAATCCTTTGTTGTACTTAAAGTTGTCAGTCCCCACATGTAGGTTATGCATGGTCCCTATAAGGCTCCACAACTGCTTCTCTGCCGCTTGTAATATGAGTCTGTTCTCTTCTACTACTTGGTGAACGTCTGCTTCATCTATGATTTTAGAGACACCAGAGGCTATGTTATTTGCATCTAAGCTATTGGTTCCTGAAGCTTTAATACCTTTAGTCTCTAGGATATTAGCTACTGTGAACTTACATAGACTTAAGACTTTATCTACATCTACTGTAGGATTAATTGTACTAATCTGTGGACTAACCTTCTCTCCATTACCATCTCTAGATTGAAAGAGAGTCATTGAGTCAGGAGCAATATTAACTTTAGTAGCATCTATATCTATTCCATAAACTCTTGAATGTGACATGTACTGAACAGCATAGTTAAGGTCAGATAGTATTCTAGGAATTAATAATACATTCTCGTAGAAGTCCATGTCTGCATCAGGTTGAATAAGGAAACTGTTAGCTTTACCGTAGATAATAGGTAATGTTCCATAAGGATTAATAGACTGTTCTAATACTGTTCCATTTGAATAACATCTAATGAACTCTGTATCTGTATATATCCATAATAGTAGTACGTTCTTACCTTCTACTGCTACACTACCCATGAATTTAACCAGGATAGTAGCTTTACTAGGGTTAGTGATACTGTTAGACATAACCATAAACTGGTCAGTCTTTAATACTCTTAAGCTTATCTCCCCACGTTCTACATAAGGTTCAATAGCAAATGACTTGGATAAGTTAAGTAATGTATCAGCCTCACTCATAGCTCTGTTAAGCCCTAGAGAGTGAGTGTATTCATTTAGTATCTCTTGGTCCCCACTGTCATCTGTAGTTCTTCTAGGTGGATTCTTGTAAGCCTGAGAGAGCTTCTTGTTAATCTTTGTCATCAAGTTAATACTTGGAATTCTTTTACTGGCTACTTTGTATGACTGTGGACTTAGCTCTGTAGCTAATACATTCTTTACATGTTCAATTAGATTACCTTCATAAACATCGAACACAGCTTTATGCTTAGGAATACCTTGAGCATAGGTTAATGCTTTTTTAATGATTTGGTCTAAATTCATGGTTTTTATCCTAATTTTTAAGCATTTTTAGAGTAGTCAGAAATAATGTTTAATGATTACAAGCAAGTAGCACTTCAACTTATACCTATAAGTGTGAACTATCTGATAAATGGATTTGGAATACTTGTGTTCTTCAATTGAGGTTTTTTAATAGGGTCATTAAGTGAAATCAGATAACCAAGACAAACACTTAGATGAACAACGGAACCCTCTACCATCTGAGGAGTGAGGAGTTGAATCTCTTTAATAAGCTCCTTACAACTAGGGTCTATCAGTATGTTATCTAAAAGAAATTGTTTGTTGCAATTATTCCAGCGGTCACGAATTAATGGGTTTCTAGACTTCAGAACGTGTAACCCTGCATCTTCTAAAATCTGAATGTCAGTCTTTCCATTCCTTGCACTCGTTTTACGACTGTTGCCAGTCGAGTCACAAACTACTCTTAGATTGCTTTCAGGATAGACCTTCAATAACTCTTCAGCTAATTCAAAGGTGTTACTGGTAGCTCCTGTTAGTTTTAATTCTCCTATTACTCTGTATTGACCTTTTATGATTTGAACAAACAAAGCAGACATTGAGGAGATATTGAAATCACAAGCTGCATAAACTGGGTAGTTAGGTATATATTTAGTGGGCTGAACATGGTCACTGTATTTAAAAGCATAGTAAACGTATCCATCTTGGATGTTTAAGCTCATTCCCATAACTTCTTGTTTGAAGAGACTAGAGCCTACTACATACATTTCTTCCATGTTCTTAATGTACTCATCTGGCAGGAATGGATTATCATAGGTGGTAGCATGTATAACTTCAAATTTACCCTGCTGTTCTAAATCCCATATCCAATTATGACCTTTAGGACTTCCAATAGCTCTGAAATGTAGTGGTCCCTTTGGGTTCCTCAACCTTCCAAGGACGATATTGAATGCATTCCTAGTGCAGTCATAAAACTCATCAATACAAACTAGGCCGATTGTAGCTAGTCCTCTTATTACTTCAGGATTCTCGAGGGAATACAGGAATATGGTGGTCCCATTAACTTCTATTCTCTTTCTTGTTCCTGAAAGCACTTCCTTGTATTTTATACAATGTTCATCAAGTAATTTCTTAAGTGCTGGAACAGTAGTGTTCATAAGCTGAGAAAATGTATTAGCACAAAGCAAGGTGTCTGATTCAGGATATTCTATAGCGTTTTTCAGTATTAGGGATGCAAGACAGTGTGTTTTTCCGCTGCCTAAACCAGCTTTGAATATACTCATCTTAGCGTCAGAGTGAACAAAGTCATATTGAGCAGGAAACAATTGAATGTTCAATTTAAGCTCCTTTAGTTAATATCTTTCTCAAATCTCTCATATTTGATTTCAATTACTTGGTCAGATTTACCTGTTTCCATGTCTACTGGCTTAGGAGTTGGTAGAGAGTGTCTAGAGATTAAATCTATAATTCTAAGTTTTACATTAATGTCATCATTTTCTTGGAAGAGCTTTATAGCTTCTTCTACTACATTGAAGTTGAGTCTCTCTAATTCATCCTGAATCTTGAGTTTGTTCTTATTAGGAGTACCTTTTTTTCTACCAGAGCCTGCAATCTTCTTTGAGCCGGGTTTAGGACCGGGCTTACGTTGCAATAGCTTGGCTTTCGGCTCATCTCTAACCAACCCTACTTCTAATGATTTCTGTTTATTTTGAGTCCCCATATAACCTCCTTTCCTGTACCTCCGATTATAAAAAAAAGAAGCCCTACAGATAGCAAGGCTCCTGAAATGATATTTTCTGTGGGAATATTGTAACAAGAACAATAAAAAATTGTCCCTTACCTTCTATACGTAATTTTTGAGCTTTTTTTTTGAAAATAAATGAAAATAAATGAAAATAAATTTCAAGTATCTATAATGATTAACTTAATTCCTGTAAAAAAATATATCTTCAATAAATAATAATACACCTTTGAGGTATTCTTAAGAATAATACATGTGAGATGTAACTTTAACATTTCAGGAATATGTATGTTCTGGTGCTAGAAAAATAGTATTTATCTTTTAGTATTCAGATAAAATAATACATCCTTCTAGATTTCTACCTGATTGTTTTAATTTAAAGTCCAACTCGGAGAGTGTTTTTGACATAGCTCTGCATAATAACTCTTATATATAATAAGAAGTTAGACTTTATCCTGCTTTAGTCTATTCTCGTAGAACAACCTATTTTATGTAGGCTAACCTTGCTAAGGGTCCTTTATCCTGTTCCAGTCTTGAAATCCTTTACTAACTTCGTTCCAACTTATTTATGAACTCTGTAAAGACCACATCTTAAAGTAGATGCTACTAACACTCGTTTGAGTCACTTTATTAAACCAAGTTGTTTTAACTTCTTGGTAGGCAGTGAACCTCTCTTCTTTGAACATATAAAAAACATGCTCTTACTTTATATACGTAAATTTTAGGTAAATTATTTTGATAAAAATGAATTATTTTATAAATCCCTGTTTTTACTCAATAAGTTTTATCCCAACTTCTACTTATATTACACTTATGCATCATTATGCCTTAATATTCAGCAAATCACAATGTAAAATGGGAAAATAGCTCCTCTAGAGTGTATTGTTTAGTTCTGAACACTGGATAGTAGCTCATATCGAAGCTAATGCCAATACAGACACTATAGCCAATATAAGGGCTTCTAAGCCTCTCTACTCAATCCTGATGTTAATAGAGTATGATTTAACCTAAATGATAATTAAAATCAATACAGGGCAAATATGGAGCTTACATAAGCAATGGTAATACTATTTCAACCAACTAAAAATATATCCAACAAAAGACCAGCTAAAGAACAGCACTTTTTACAAGGCATCTAAAAAGAACAATCTACAAAACTATTTTAAAGCATTGAGCAAAGAAGCTTTAGCTTCTGCGCAAGGAACGAAGTGACTGGAGTTCTCTTTGTTTGAAAAAAAGAAAAAAGAAAAAGAGGAAGAAGTTCTTTATCTTCTCTTTATCTTCTTTTTATTTCTCTTTATTGTATAAGCAACCACAGTTAACTTATATAGCTTGTCAACAGGTGTTTACATTAACGTCAACAGGTGTTTACATTAACGTCAACAGGTGTTTACACCAAAGCAACAGGTGTTTACACCAACAAACCCTCCCTTTTTTACAAAAATCACCTCCAGCAACAAGCTGGAATATAGAAGTGTATGGAACATCTTACACAAGATTGTATTCAACCTGCTTTCAACTACTTAAAAGATTTGTCTTTGTAACATCCTAGAATCACTTAATTGTACATCAACAATTGTAACCATTTAACTATAGGGAAACTAAAATTGTGTTTTTAATACTTTAAAGTGTCCTACTAAAAGAAGCGTTAACCAAAACAATAGTAAATAAACAATAAGGAGAACAAAGAAATGAATGAAAACTGGATATGGGAATTAATGGAAGAGAGTGAAAGTGTGAAAGTCCTTAACGAACGTCTTAAAGATGCAAATAATACACTCCATAAAGACAAAAGAAGAGCTGAGAAATTGCTTTCAATCGAATTACAGACCAATGAAATCACTAGCTACATAGATTTTCTACTAAAAGAGCAGGCTGAAATAGTTGAAGAAATTGCAAGCTTAACAGAGCTAATTCAGGATTTAGGAGAAGAAGATGAAAATCACTAAAACACTAGATATACAAAAAATAATTGAAACTGCAGCCTCTGCAAATCTTACAGGACTTGAATTTTCTTCATTTGCAAGTTGGCTTTGTCATGCTCCAAATTACAATCCATCAATTTCTCAACTAGCTAAAGATACCAACTTAACCAGACAAGGTGTGAGCAAAGGAATGAAGTCACTTGTTGAAAAAGGCTTGCTAGTAAAAGGGAAAAACAAATTTAACAAAGGTGGACGACCTACTCCTATTTACTCCCTTAATTATTCCTTCTTTGGATTAGTTACTTCAGCAAATTCAGATGTAACATCTACACCTAAAGAATCTTCTCAGCCGCAAACTGCTGAAGGCATCATTCAAGTAATCAGTCAAAAGCATAATCTGAAGTCACTTGATGGAAGGAAGAATAAAAAAGTTGAAGCTATGACCGACCTAGCAGTCCATTGTAAATCTGAAAATGTTACACCTGCAGAAATTAAGCAATTAACTGACCAACTACTCTCAGTCCTTTGTTTTTCTAAAAAGATGAACTCTGAAGAACTTCAAGGATGGAGAGAACAAGTCAGACAGGAGTCTTTCTCTGTATTTTCTCAGCATATCGAATCAGATGTATTAAAACTTGCAGGATTTACAGAAATAAAAGCCAAATCTAATGAAACTGAAATCCCGCCTTACATCAATAATAAACACAATTACGGCTCTCGAATTATTAACCAAAGAATTGATAGATGGGAAAAGCCAACCCTTGAGAACCTTTCAATATATGATTTTGATTACTATACAGTACCCTACCTAGAAGAAAAGCTTGGTAAATCACAACTCGAATTACTTGATTATCTTAATCCTGAATTGAACTCTGAATCTGTAACATCTACACCAATTGAAAAATCAGAAGAAGAAAGTATAGACCCAAATTTATGGGGTCTCACAGCAGAAGAAGCCTGTTATGGAACATAAAGTAGAGGAGCTACAGGCTCCTTTTTTAACCCCATCAATAAAATAATTACCACCAGTCCCTCATAGTTTTGAATACAGAAAATAATTCATTTTTTTTACAGCCTCTAAGCCTCCCTAATTCGATTTGAAACACCAGACTCATCTAACCTTCTGTAATTATACAGCTATTAGTAATTCAACAAGAATACTAATCATTTAACAAATAAGTAGTGAACAAGAATGTTTTTTAAAAACATCCAAGACCAGGAGAAATACCAATGACCAAGTTAAAACTACAAGCCACAATTTTCGGAGCATCTACAGCTCTAAATTTATATTCCACCCTTGTTTGTATCTACAAACTAGTAACTTCTACGGCTTCACCACTAGATGCTTTTCTAGCTTCCATATTTGCTGTCTGCTCAATGTTTACAGGCATAGCTTTCTACGTAGTCCTTCAACAAATCAAGACCAAGAAGGACCTTTCAAATGGCTAAGAAAAGAATCATACAGAATTATGAAGATATTGATTATTGGTCAGAGATTAATGCTGATGAGAAAAAGTATTTAAGAAAATTTCTCAATGAATACTACCACCATAACTTCTCTAAAGACCCTATTCACAAACTAACCAAAGAACTCAAGTCTGAATGTTACAAGCGTGAAAATGATGCAAGAGCTGATGTTTATAATAACTACACCAGGATTTTTGGATTCGACCTTGATTCAATCTCTGTAAAAGATGCATTTGAAGCGCTCAATGGAGCCGGTCCCTTGTCTAAAAATGAACTTGAAACTGAAGACCTTAAAACAGGCTCAATAAATAGATACTATGACCACAGCCTACAATCTTGGATTGACGTTTACCCCTCTAGAAAAAAAGACACAACGCTGACAGCAAAGAGTACAGGTAAACAATTTACATTAGACATAAAAAAAGAAGAAAGAAAAATGATAGCAAAATTGGATGCTAAGGCATTCAGGAAAGGAGGAAAAAAATAATGTCAGAGTTTAATTTTAAAAAGGATTTAATTACAGGATTACAATACGAAGCTGTGGTTATTGAAGCATTAACCCATATAGCAACAAAGTCAGACACTAGAGACTATGATGCTGAACTAACAGCCCTACCCTTACCTATTCAGATAAAGTCTGACCACTGGACTCATAAGACTGAGAATTTCGCCATCGAGAAATGGTCATCTGTAGAGAACCAGACTCTAGGTGGACCTTGGCAATCTGTATCTAAATCCCCTCAAGGGACCTTGTACGTAATAGCAGAATGGACTGCTAAATCTCCAGAGATGA